GTGGTAGAACTGCGATGTTGGCACACGGACACTTGTTTCCCCATGGCGGACAGTGCATGTTGTATAGTATTTTGTCTTTTTGATGTGTAAATTGTGAAGATTGCACAATGGATGATTGCGAGGATTGTTGTGTCAAGATGAAAACTAGCCAAAGTTTTAGGGTTTTGGCTAGTGATTTTTGTATAGATTTACTATTGATTTTTGTTGGAGAGGTGTTCTAAGTGAGGGTTTGCGTGAGGTGTGCGTGTAGGGTGGACAGTGCGAGTAAAAGAGAGCCAACATTAGTTGACTCTCTGTTAATTATATTATCTTTGTTACATTTTGTGGAATATCAATATATTCACCCGTTTTAACAGGATAAAGATAATATTCTCCAGCGATTTGTTCACTTGTCAGTGAAACTTTAAATGATTCTGTTGATACATTGCTTCCATAATTTGCTAAATATATCTCCCACCCTAAATATGTTTTATCATCTATCTCAAATGTTATTGGTTCATTTTCAACTATTATTGACCTATCAGAGAATTTATTTTCTGATGTAGTCCATTTTTCTTCCAGCTTAAAGTTAGCACTTCTTTGACCACCATATGATGATAAAATAACAGAAGAATATGGAAACGTTTTTACCGATATGTTTATTTTTTTAATAAGCACACCAATTTTTATACATTTATTAGATTCTATATTCAGTCCAGTGTAAAAACCATATGTTTTATAATGTCCGCCATTTTTGCAGTCTAGTATATTTCCTCTTACAGTTGAATCTTTATTAGTATTAAGAAAACTAAATGCCATACTATTTACATTATAATTATTTGGGTATAAACCTAATAATGTAATATTTTCTCCGTGATGCGATTCAAAATTATCTGCGTGTAAGAAGCACGGGTATTTTCCGCCCATAACATAGGCATAAGTTTCACCAATAAGTGTGGTAGATGAAGTATAAAACGTGTATTGACAGTTATTAAGAATAATTGTACTACTTGAATAACCTGGGTGAGCGTTAAATATTACATATTTCCCCGCGTTAAAGTAGCAGTTGTTAAATGTATTTATTTGTTTTTGCCCTCCTGAAAATGGGTAATGCTTAATATTTATACCCGTATATTTATCTGCTTCTATGGTTTTATCCCTAAATTGTAATGTTATATGAATATTGGAAAACTCATTCCCCCCAGTTCTTACACATATACCAGTACCAAATCTATTAATATTAACGTTATTAATAATGTTATCAGGATATGTAAAATACATTCCGTATGTATCTTCTAACGACCAATCACCTATTATTTGATTTATAGTAACATTATTAATTAACATCTGTGATGATATAACATCACTTGTATCAAGTTTTCCGTTAAGTATGCCAATATGCGTGAAATTAACTATTCTTATATCAGATATTGTTGTATAAAATGCAGTATTTTGAACACCAATTCCTATCTTCATATTTCCGTTTATCACACCATTTTTTATACAACTTTTTCCGTTATTTTGTGTACCATCATCAAGGTCAGTTATAATCATAGGTGTATTTCTATCTTTTGGGCTAGCTGCGTCACCATATTTTAATATAGAGCCACCTAAGTCTATTGTTTGACCACCCGTTGCACTGTAAATATGAATAGTGTCACTGATTATATATATTCCCTTTTTGAAAATAATTAATGAATTTGGGTTTTCTTTTATACACTTTTGTATTGAAATAGTGTCATCAGTTAAACCGTCACCTTTTGCACCATAATCATTCACACAAATGATATTAGATAAATTAGCTGGTATTTTATCTATCTTTTCTGTTAATTTTTTTTCAATATTATAAACTAAATTAGTCAAATCTTTAAATTTTTTTAAAAACCAATCTAAGTTCAATTCGTGAAAATCAGTATATGGAAAATCGTTTATAAAACTCATTTAATCACTCCTTTTTAATATACCATTATACAAAATTCTTTCATAAAAATATTTGAAATTTTATTATACAAATTCCAATATTGTAATTGTAATTCACTTTCCAACATTTGCTGAGAAGTCGTAACTCCTATATTACCGTGTATGTGATTTTCCAAATTTGGTGTTCTAGTTCTTTTAATATTCGGTGTTCTAATTTCTGTAATATTCGGTGTTCTTGTTTGATTTAAATTCACATCATTTTTATCTGAACTACCATAGTTTATTTGAGTTGTTGTTTTTTCATTAGGCTGATAATCACTTGCATTAAAAGCACTTGTTTTATTTTCCACATCATTATTATCTGTACCGCTTCTGCTTAAAATAGTATTGCCATTATTTGTAATTGTTTCATTTCCGTTTGTTAAATGTGTTTCATTACCATTTTCTAATTCTGTTTCGCTACCACCAAAATTTTCATATCTATCATAATTTTCTAATGGTTTATATTCGGTATTTAAAGCACTAACCCATTTGCTAACAGTTCTTGACCATTTATTGGAAAATAAAGTAAACATATTTTTCAGCGTTTCAATGTTAGGATATAACACTTCAAATTCTCCACAATTTAATAAAATTGTGTTTACCAATGTTTCATGGTCTACATTTTCGAATCTTAAATTGTCAAATAATGAACTGTCATAATTATTCATCCCGATTAGTGTTAGTTTTGCTATTGACAAAATCCCACCTCATTTCTACATCACATTCAAATTTTGGAAATAGTTTTTTTACATTTTCAATGCTACTTTTTAATGTTTCAAACCATGTCAAAATACGAGATTGACTATCAATAATTGTCGAATCTGCCTCACTCGTCACCATTCTTTCTTTTTTCTGATATGGTAAAGATGGTATACCAATCTCTCTATCAAAATTGTTAACAATTGTTTGCATATCTGTTAAAATCTTATCAGTCATATAGTTATCTTTAGAATCATTACCAAATAGAGTTAATATGTCATTATCTGAATCATCATCTTTTTTGAATAACTGATTGTTATAAATTTCAACCGCATTTCCTTGGTTTACCTTATCCATAATTTTCTTAAGAGTTTCTGCTTGTGCTTTAGTGTTTGCACCGTAAATTTTAGGATTCTTTTCATTAAAAATACTAATTTTTAAAGCACAATCTAATTCTGCCATTTTTTCGGCATAATAATAAATAACGTCAAACGTTCCGTAATAATCAGGTGTTAGCTTAAGAATCTCACATTCTTTTCCAATTTTTAAATCTGCTTGAAAAATCGGATTTGAGATTATTGCGTTTGTTGGTCTGTAATAAAAATCATATCCGTTTAACGTGCAAGGTTGAAATGACAATCCATAATCATCAGATTCAAAAATTGCAATATATCCAAATCCGTATAAACAGTAATTAAAAAAATCTTTAACATCACCACTCCAAGGTGTGTTTATCTTTAGACCGTTTATCATTCTTTCATAAAATGCCCTAACCCAAAACTCAAAAGCAACTGTATTTTTTGTGTGATACGCACTAGGTAAGTGCGTACCACATAACGCATTTATTTGCGGATAATAATAGGGAAAACAACTCATAAGTTTACTCCTTTTTGTATGCGTGATTTTAAAACTTCCATTTATACTTCATCATCTTTCATATAAAAAAGAATGGCGTTTTCAGTAGGGTCGTTAATCGCATTTTTTGTATAATGCCAAAAAATATTTCTGTAAAGCTTACGCGCTTCGAGTGGTGTTGAATAACTGCCTTCAAACTGATAATCAATCATCATTGCATCCTCATCAAAAAGTAATCCAACCACATAATCGAGGTCAACTTCATTTCCTTTTTTCTGTTCACCTGTTGTTTTGTCGAAAATTGCAGGTGTGATTTTAATGCTTGCACGTGAATCGATTGACTGCCAATAATTAACCGCTTCATAATTTTTAATATCTAAATATTCAGGGTTAAAAATTGACGGTAAAACATTTGCTTTTGCTTCAATAAACAGAGGCTCATATAAGAACATTTTCTGTCTATTTTTTGGTGTGTGTCTCAAGAGTTTGTAATTTGTTCCGTTAACTGTTTTTGTCGGTGATAAATGATAATTAGTACTTCTTTCTTCTAAATAGTTACTAATATTTTTAACATATGCAACGAAAAATTTCAAGAAACTTTCTAAATATGTGGTTCTTAATTCTGCACTTGTATATGAAGTTCCGTATTTTGTGTTATATTCTTTTGTCAAATTAACACTTGAAAACGGTCTATCGTCTGCCATGTCGTAAATCATACCGATTTCATTAAGAACACACATTCTATTAAAAGCCTCTTTCTGTGATTCAATGTCGTTTCCTTTTTCGGTCATAATTCCACTCATAAATCGTGAAAAATTAGCTTCACTTTCAAAAGCAACCTGCAATTGTTTTTCGTAAATTGTCAAAGAATCATCCCATGTATCAGAACCTGCAAAATTCATTTCAAGAGAAACTGGTTGATTCTGTTCCCACATAGATTTTGTACTTGTCGGATTATCTGCAATAATGTTTTGACCATTTGTATAACCATCTTTCAAGTTAGTATATAATTGTGTGTTATACATACCCGAAGCCTGTGCATCTTTTGAGTAATAAGAAATTTTTCTAATTCTGTTTGAATAAATACCACTATTCAAAGCATTAATTAATAAAAACTTCGCTTTATAAGGTCTAACTGCAACAAGTGTTCTACCAATTATTAACGATAAAGAATTGATTACATTTTCTGTTCCTGTAGCTAAAATCGTTTCTCCTGCACTTACAAACGTCGAACTATCAATAACTGTGATACTCTGCTGTCCTGTTGCCTGTTTAACTAAACTGTTCATAAGATTGTGGCAATCCTGCACTGTTAATACTTTTCCCATTTTAAAATCTCCTTTTTACATAAAATCTCTAAACATATCTTTTAAAATATCTTCTTCGCTTTTATCATCTTCTATTTTTTCTCTAGTTTTTTCATCTTGCAATTTTTTTATTAACTCCATCATGTCATTCATTGTTTTATCATCTTTTTCATCTTCTTTTTTATCATCTTTTTCATCTTCTTTTTTATCATCTTTTTCATCTTCTTTTTCATCTTCTTTTTTATCATCTTTTTTATCATCTTTTTCATCTTCTTTCGTTTCAATATCATTCATTGTTTTTTCGAGTTCCACAAACTCTTTAATATCTGATAATTTCCAACCACTTAAAGCTAACTTAATAATTTCAGTTTTTTTCATTTTTTACTCTCCAATCATTTATATAAAAAGGTGCTTATAGGTTTGTCAAACCAACTCGCAAGATACCATCTTGTTGACATCGAGTACATGCACCTTTTTATTCAATATAAAAACCGTTATTTATATAACTATTTATTTCCTGTCTTTCATTTTCATCACACGCAACTGATACGCTAGCACCGTTACATTTACAGTAACCACTTAATTCTGATAATTTTATAACTTTTTTTAATGGTCTACCAAGTTGCAATGCAATATCACTCTGTTTGCATGAAAATTCGAAGCTTTCATTAACTATAACAACTTGTGAGAATTGACTAGCCCTTGCACCATCACTTCTTCCACCGAAAGATCCAATTGTAGAAAATGACGAGCCTACAGAATTTATTTTACTATTAACTATATTATATAAATTACTATCTGTAACAGTTGAGAAATCTTTTAGCGAAAAAAATGTAGAAAAAGATTTCCAAGAATCTTGCAATAAAGTTCCTTTTAAATTTCTAGTTGTTATGCCAAATTCTACAGAACTACCTACCATAGCACTATAATAAAAAATTAAATCATCGGCTTTTATTGCATATGCAACGTTTCCGTCAATATAATCATAAAAACAATTAATAGTTAATGTTTCTGTTTTAAAAAGTTGTGATGAATCAAGTTGTATAGTTCCGATTGCAGGCAAATACATATATATATTTTCTGTAATTCTTCTACAAATATCATCATGTATCCATGGTATTTTTATAACTGTACCTTGTGTTTGATAATAATTTTTTGTTACATAACCTGCAACACTTGTTTGATAATCACCTATCCATATTCCTGAAATGTCACTTGATGGAAAATTAAAAGGTAAATAAACGCAACCGTTTACTGCACTAAACACACTCCCAAACTTTAAAACTAAAGAATTAATAATATCGTTATCTGTTATATTTGATATGCTTGTAGCAAGATTTTTTAAACCATCTTCTGATAAATAATAAAACTGTGATACACCGCCTCCATTAATAGATATTCTGTAGCAACCAGCACTGCTAAATTTATCAAGAGATTCACTACCATATTTAACATTTCTTAGTAAATTTGACGTGTTAGAAATTCTTTCATCTAAAATCATACTATTATATTTTGATGATGAATATTCTACATATGATGTTGTACTCAAAATATCCATTTTATAAGTTGCGAGAACGTCAATTTTACAATTAATCTCAATAACTCCATTTTTAAGTGATGTTATGTTTGACACAAAATAAAATCTGTTATCCCATTTTACATATGTAATATTAAAATTTTCAACAGTCAAAACAAACGTTGGATTTGTAATACTTGTAGAATTTTTCAAAAAACAATCAATTATAATTCCACCTATTGACGGTCTTAGTGTAGAATTATCCTTTTTTGCAAAATTTTCATACAAAGTTATCTGCATTTTACTCTCCTAACATTATTTTAATCTGTTGACGAGTTACATTATGTAAACTATTTACTAAACAAGCAAACTTATTAGATTCACTCGTAAAATCTGTGATAGTATTTCCATCACTTTCACTTTCATCGGGGATAATCGATTGAATCTTCACTTGATAAAAATAAAGAACGTTCTTTACTTCTTCGATTCACCAACCCTTTCAATTTTTTACCTTTTGAATAGACATATTCAAGCATTTTATTTGCAATCTGTGTTTTTGTGCGAGTTCCTTTTGCAGTCAACTGCGTAATACTTCCAATGTTATATGCAAAAGATACTAGTGCAGAAAATTCATTTGATGTAAAATTATACTTATCGTTATACCCATTTACATGATTTTCAAATCTTTCTAAGTCGTTATCAAATAGTTCATCTGCTTTCTGTTGTGATATTGACATACCTAAGTAAATAGGTGTGCCATCAACACTTCCGGTATGCCCCCATCCGATTGTTAATGTTCCGGTGGCATCTTTATATGCATTTAATCTGCAACTTTCAAATGATTTAATCAGATTTTTTCCATTTTCATTCGTTTTTATTCTTTCATTTTTCACCTCACTAACTTTATTTACTTCTGTTTTTCCGTTCATGTTTCCGTATTTCAAATAATTATTAACTGCGGTCTGAACCTCATTATAATTATATCCCTCGTTTTTAAGTCGTGTTTTTCTAACAAGTCCATTTCCGTAAAATCCCGCAATAACACTTTTTACAAGATTAATTGTTACTTTTTTACTCATATCACACCTCTTTCGAATTTATAACAGTGATTAACTTTTCCAGTGCTAACGTGTTATTATTAATTGTATCTTTTAAATTGTTCATTTCTTCAGAGTGTTCCCGATTTAATTCTTTTACTTCATCTCTATGTTCATTATTAATTTTATTTATGTAATAACCCATAGCCAAACATGCGCAAATCGGAAAACCAAAACTACTAATTAAAGTTGTAATTGCGTTTAAATCCATTTCACCAATCCCCCATCCCCACCCAACCACCATCCATATTCATACAATTTATTCAGTTACATTTTCAAGAGTTGCATTTCTCATAAAATCATCTAACGGCATTGAATATTTATATTCAACTACTGTGAGTTCGTGAATAAACAATGGCATTTCATTTGCACCCTTTTCATATCTCTTATATAAAAAATTCTGTGCTTCATCTTCATCTTTGAAAGTTCCGGGAAATTCCATTGTCAAAGTTGTCTGTTTTCTTTCTTTTCTTAAAAAAGCTTCAAATGTTACCTTTGTCGTTGAGATTGTTCTTGTAATATTTTTTACCATGTTCTTTTCTCCTTTTAAGCTAATGCACAATTAATAAAATCTCTGCCCGATTTTGTCTTTCCGCTAATTTTAATAACGGAAAATGGCTCGTTCCAATTTCCGTCTGTCATAATTTCCGCAATATCCTCAAGTGATTTCGCAAATGTTTTTGACTGAAAAGCAATTGCACGTCCGTCTGTCGTTAAAATGGAGTGAATCTTATTCACTTCACCATTTGCATTTTCATCCTCAAAAACAATGTATGCACTGATTTCAAACATTTCTCTGTCTGTGACATTTTTCATCTGCTCAATCTCTGCATTTTTTGTCATTTTGTAAATCTCCTGTTTTGTTAAGTCCTCTCTTGATTTGAATAAAATTTTCATGTTTCTTTCTCCTTTTTTTTCTTTAAATTTTTTATTTAATCATCTGTAATATATACAGTGATTTTTTACTTTTATTTCAAAACCATTTGTTAACGCATCATCTATTATCATTAACATATCTGATAATTCTATGTATTCTATAGGCATTTTTTCAGTACCTATAGAAATTTCTGTAATAATTGTCCACATAATATAAAGCCTATAAATATATATTCATATGCGTTTCAGTATCGCATGAGTATGAATATTTTAAAAGTTTTATCTCACCAAATAAATCACGGTTATTAAAAAACGTATAATCCCACACACTGCCATAAGAATCAATTGTTTTTATTACTAATAAAACAAAATCATCATACCTATAATCTTCAAAAATGATTTTTTCATCAACTGAAAGACAATGTTTTTTAAGTAATTCAACTCTTTCATTTAATTCTTTTTTAGTTATTTTTTCCATTTTCTTTTCCTCTTTTCTTATTTTATTTTCTGTTCCTTACAAGTATTATTATATTCATTTTTATTTATTTGTCAACACTTTTTCTATTAAATTTTAAAATAGTTTTTATAATTAATAATTAAATCATACATTGAGAATTTACTATAGAACATTTGTTTGTTAATTGTTTTTTCTCGTAATTTCATTATATAATCAGTGAAAAAACGCTTTTGGTCATTTTCAGTATTCAAATCATAAAATTTTCCACTTCCCTTACTTTCACACATATAATATAGTTCATTTTTTCTATAAATAAAAAACATATGTTCTTTATATTTTAATGATATTATACACTTATATCCTTTTAATGATTTAAAATCCACACTATTAAAATCATCATAAGCGAATGTGTTTTCGTATACCACATTATGCCACTTAGTGCCTTGCATAGCGTTAAAAATTTTTGTGTTTGATTCATTTTTATAAAATTCATCTGCATTTGATAACAAATGAATCATGATGAAACGTTTTTCGTCATAGAAATACTCTATGCCTTTTGTCGTCATTTCTGCTACAGTATCTGTGAGTTCAAGAGTTTCCATAAGTTTATTATTAATGGAGGTTGCATTTGCTAAAGCAATAAGCTTCACTTCTTCTAATCCTCTATGCTCTCTATCTCGATTCTGTGTCACATATAGGTCTAATATCTGTTCACCCTCTTTTCTGTTAATTCTATCCCACGGTTGCGGTATAAATTCGTCAAAAATCATCCAATCACACTCGTCTATACCGATTCCTTTCATCTTAGAAACTGCATTGAGTGACAGAATAAAACCTATATTATTTTTTATGTTATTTTCTTCATCAAGTTCAAAAAAACCACCGACTCCATCAAATAATTTTTTTGCTTTTATATTACAATGTAAGTCTCTATTTATTGGCTTAAATGGTGATAAATCAACTTCAACATACCCTTTTATTCCACTACCACATATAAGATTTATATCTTCATTTGTTCTTTTAACAAATGTAAATTTTCTACTACTCTCATAACAAGATTTTAAAACGCTATATGTCTTTCCTCTTTTTCTTCCACCTATAATTATATAGCACCATGCATTTGGATATTTTTTAATATCTTCATTAAAATCGTAATAATATGACATATTCAATTCCTTTCTTTTAATGTTTCACGTGAAACATTTAATCATAAATCTGTATATTTACTTCTTCATTTATTAACTTATCCCATTCTTCATTGACATTTATTTCATCTAATAAGTAATCACAATCGGATAAGTCTATGCTATCTGCTATTTCTGTTCCATTTTCATCAATGTAAAAATCTTTATAAATATATGTATGTTGTTTTTTTCCCGTTTTTGCTCCATCAAAAATAAGACCTTTTTTAAAATTGTTTATATCATTATTTAAGCATATAGAGCCTTTTTTCGGAACACCTGCAACAGTTATATGCAATTCGCCATCATCTAAGCATCGTCCGCAATAACGTTTTGCGCCCATTGTTTTAAATTCTGAATATTCATCTTTTTTTCCGTCATGTTCCGCAATTCCTAGCCAATATTCACGATTATTGTTAATAACGCAAGAATAATTGTTATTTACTAATTTATATTTACATTTTTGATTATATTCAGAAACTTTTTCAATATTCCAATTAATTCCATAACAAGAATCAGTATCAGAATATAGCCAAATTTCACAGCATTTTCCTAATTCAAAAAGATTTTTTTGAGCATAGCTGGTGCACCACACACCGATAAAATAAGGTAAAAAACTGTTCCTACTTTCTGTGTATTTTATATACAAATCCTCTTCACTATTTTCACTATCAAAATTGTGTTTTATATATTCTCCAGTTGTATAAATTTCTTCAATAATTTCTTTCACACATTTTTGAACGCACATTCCATAAACAGAATTTAACTTTGCTTTTGATAAAGCGTATAAGACTGTGTCACCACCTTTATATTGTGTTTTTTCTGTGAATAATCTGAAAACATAATCAGTTAACCATTTTGGAAGATAATCTTTTTTAGAAAATTCAACTTCACTGCATATATGCTTATAAAAATCATATTGTTCTAAAATAGTGATTGCATCTTGTTCATTTAAGTAAATTTCTACATAATCCGCATATAAAATTCTCCCATTATCTATAATAGCGTTTACTGTGTTTACACATTTTGAAAATTGCAAACACGGCATTGGAAAATCGGTATCTTTTAATTTTATTGCAATAGCAGTAAATTTAAACATAAAAGCAAAATTTTCAGAATCTTTTACTATGTATTTTATATTACAATTTGTATTAGTTTTCTGAAATTTTTCGCATGGGTATTTTTCACTAAGCAAACAAAACGGATATGAACTAGCAAAGTCGTAACATGAAATTAAACCTTTTACAGTTTGTCCTATAAAATGTCTATTTGCATGAGTAAATCCACCATGATAAATTTTTTCTAATTTTTTATACTGTAAATAATCAGGAACTAATCTATTAAACCACTCTTTACCCCGATTTTTAAAAGCTATCTTTCTAAGTTCCTCTCTAGGTATTCCGGTGGCAGTAAAAGGCATTGAATACACATGTTTGTGCAGTGTTTTTTTTAAAATATCTAAGCATTCAACACCTACTAACGTATCGTTTTCGATATATTCAAGTTCATCATTTGTAAAAATTTCGTTCTGTGTCCTTATTTTATCGTAATCCCATTTACAAACCGCTTTTTTATGTTCTGCATTTAAATCCTCAGCCCATTTTTCTAGTTTTCTTTGAGCCAAAATCAGAGAATCTTTTAATATTAATCCATTAGCAAATTCTATTACAATCGGATAATGACTTTTAGTATTTAATTGGCGAATTGGTGTTCCGTATTCTGAAAATAAAAATTGTCTCAAAAAAATCCAATCATAGGATAAATTATGAATATAAAAAACAGTTTTTAAACTTTTAAGGTTTTTCAAAATTCTATTTATGCAATCTATACATTGACTAGGTTTATTACCGTAAAAAGTAACTATGTTTTTATTAAATGCTCTAATAGAAATCGTAAAAGCTACGACATAGTTTACGTCTATTTTGTTTTTATACTTTTTTGAAGTTTCTGTATCTAGCATAATAAAACAATCTGAAAAAGACTCCTTTTCCTCTTTTCGTGATGATCTTATTTCGTAATTTATATGACTTAAAACGCTATAATTAAAATCTTTATAATATACTCGTTGATAATTCCAATTTTTAAAAAACAATTCATTTTCTTTTTTATCTGTCATCATAAAAATTCTTCAATTTTAAACTCCTTACCAAGTAATAAATCTTTCACACTTTCTTTTAATTTCCAATCAATTATTTTATTACCATTTTCATCTTTATTATTTTTTAAATTTTTTATAAAATCATCTAATAATATATCTTTGTCTTTATTTTTATTGTTAAAATCGTCTATAATTTTCTTCACATCTTCTTTATTCTTCTGAAAAACTCCTAAAACATTTAAAGCAGTATTTGATGAAAATTTCTCTTCAAATAATTCTTTTCCACCTTTTTCAAAATAATTAGCCATGTCTCTCCAATCCCAAGAAGTATTATATTTTTTATTAAATGTTTCTGTTTTATCTTTATATAATTTAACAATTCCTCTTTTAGTTGAAGTTGGAGCGTTTAAAAAATTATAAACTTCGTTTCGCATTGCTGATAAAGTTTTTATATTTATATCTTCTTTTATATTTATTTTAAATCGTGAGTTACCATCTCTCTGTTTTATATTATATAAAGCATTTCTATATGCCCATTTTGTTACGTTTTCAAATCCACTTTCTTTTGATAATTTTTCAAGATTATACAATCGCTTATTTGCACGCTTAGCTAATTTTATGTACTCACTTATTAATTTATCTTTATCAGTCATTATTATTTCCTTTCTGTAAATTATAAAAATTATTTAATGCAATTATTATAATATTGCTTTTATTCAAATTTGTTATTTTGCATAACTCGAATAACATTTTTTCTTCTTTTTCAGAAATTCTTATATCAAGTCTTTTATCTTTCATTATTTACCTCTCATTTAATTTATTAATATATTTATTTAAAATACTTGCTTCTACTTTTGAAACAAATTTTGTTAATTTTAAATCATTTAAAGACTTTACATAATTATTTAATGCTATGTCTCTTGATAGAAATTCTCTGTAAAAACCTTCATGATGATACTGTAAACAATTTTTTAAACAATACTTCATGTATACAATTTGCATCCTAATATAATAAAAATCTCCATTCATTTATAATACTCTCCTTTTCATTTATAACACATTAATTATTAATCACATAATTCAATTTTATCTAACATTGTTCTCCAATAAAATATTCTATTATCATCTGTTAATAAAAACTCTTTATGTAATTTACTATTTTTCTCTTTTAAATTATATGCTTCACATTTAACACATTTTACATCAATATATTCTACTGTATACCCTTCAAACTCAGCATTTTCTTTTAAATAATTTATAAATTCTTTAACGCTAAGTCTATTAATAATTTCCTCCGTATCTCTCATAAACTTTACTATACATCTGTTATCATCATCGTTTTTAAATCTCATTTTATTTACCTCCAACCTTTTTTATTTTATTATACATCTTGTACACACAATGTCAAGAAATTTTTTACTCGCACTGTCCACCCTACACGCACACCTCACGCAAACCCTCACTTAGAACACCTCTCCAACAAAAATCAATAGTAAATCTATACAAAAATCACTAGCCAAAACCCTAAAACTTTGGCTAGTTTTCATCTTGACACAACAATCCTCGCAATCATCCATTGTGCAATCTTCACAATTTACACATCAAAAAGACAAAATACTATACAACATGCACTGTCCGCCATGGGGAAACAAGTGTCCGTGTGCCAACATCGCAGTTCTACCAC